GGAAAGGTCATGACCAACCGCGAATTGAAACGATCGTGCAGGATGCGGCCGGCTCGTATGGGCCAAATGTTGCAGAGTGGGCTCGGAGGATTCTCGGTGTGGAGCTCATGCCCTGGCAGCGTCACGTTCTCGACGGTCAGCTCAGCGTTGACGCAAACGGTAGATGGTGCAACCCTCTCTCACTTGTCAGCGTTGCGCGCCAGAACGGTAAAACCGTCGCGCTCAAAGCGTTGCTCGGATGGTGGCTGACGGAATACAGCCTGGAGGCTGGACCGCAAACGATTCTGTCGACTGCGCACCGGCTCGATTTGGCGACTGCGCTGTTTCAGGATTTGGCGCCGACCCTGGAAGCCAAATTTGATGTAAAAGCGACGTGGGCTTACGGCCGTAACAGCATCAAGATTGGCGATTCGGTTTGGCACGTCAAAGCAGCCAGGCCATCTAGCGGTCACGGTATGTCCGTTGACCTGATCATCGCTGACGAAGTGTTCGGTATTGATTCGGAGACTCTGGACATTGGTTTGCTGCCGACTCAGCGAGCTCGGCCTAATCCGTTGTGCTCGATGTGGTCTACGGCCGGCACCGAGGACAGTGTTGCGATGTTGCGTTGGCGTGAGCAAGGCATTCGCGCCATTGATGAGAGCAAATCGACTGGTATCTACTTGGCCGAGTATTCGCCGCCACCTGAAGCCGACCCGATGAGCCCTGGCGCGTGGGAGTATGCCAACCCGGCGCTCGGCCACACGCTTGACATACGCACCATTGAGCAGGAAGCCAAGTCACCGAACCGTGCTGGCTTTCTCCGATCTAGCGTAAACCTATGGGTTCAATCAGAGCTTTCATGGCTTTCGCCAGGCAAGTGGGAAGGATGCGCTACCAAGCAGCCTCCGCTGCCTGGTGGCGTGCTCGCAGTCGAGGTGGCAGTCGACGACGGCCGGTACGTGGCGGTACGTTGCAACGGCAACAGTGCTGGGATGCTGACTGCGACTGTCGCATTCATGTGCGAAACCGTAAATCAGGTCTGGGATAACATCCGTCAGCAGTTGGCCTCCAATCCCGGCTTGCAAGTTGCTATCACGCCCACACTGGACACCAACTGCCCCTCCGATCTGCAACGTCGCAGGGTGCTTGTCGGCTACCAAGAGATTTGCCGCTTCACGTCAATCGTGCGGTCGCTTATCAACGAAGGCCGCGTTGCCCACACTGGCGAAACGATGCTGGCTGAGCACGTTGGGCGCGCTGTTGCGGTCAAGACGCCTGGCGCCATTGCGTTGAGCTCAACCAAATCATCTGGCCCAATCGAGTTGGCCCGGTGTCTGGTGTGGGCTGTCGGTTTGTCGTCGCGGCCGAGGCCAATGGTCAATCGACCTGCGATTGCATCAAGCGCCTAGACTGACTGCACGATGGCTATCTTTTCGCTGAAGCGCACAGAATCAATCGACACTCGAGCACGAATCGGCGCTGCAGGCGCAGCTGGTGATCCGTATGTCGGCAACTTCATGACCTACACGGTCGACTTCACGCGCGCCCAAGCAATCCAAATACCCACCATCAGCCGTTCGCGCGACCTGATTTGCGGCCTTATCGGCTGCCTGCCCATTCACCAATACGCAAAACAGTGGATGGATGACGAGTACGAGGACATTGAGCTGCCTGACGACACGTGGTTTCATCAGCCCGACCCCAATGTGACGCGCAACTTTATTCTGAGCTGGACTGCCGACGACCTGTTTTTCTACGGCCGCGCTTTCTGGATTGTCACCAGCCGTTTCGGCAACGGATTTCCAGCCACGTTCACGTGGATACCGGCCAGCAACGTGCAAACGCGCGACCAGGCAGGCCCAATTTGGTTCGGCCCATCCAAAGAGGTGTATTTCAACGGCACGCAACTCAACCCAAATGACGTAATCCAATTCCTGTCACCAATCCAGGGCGTCTTGTCAATGGGCGCCAGGGCGATTCGCACCAACATCAATCTCGATACCAGCGCTGAGCGCTTCGCGCGCAACCAAACGCCAGCCGGTGTGCTAAAGCAAACCGAAGGTGAGCCATTGAGCGCCGAGGAATTGAGCGAACTTGCAGCCGGCTTTGCAGCCGCGCGCAACAACAACGCCATCGCAGCTCTCAATCAGTACGTCGACTGGAAAGAGTCGTACATGGATCCGAGCAAGTTGCAGCTGACCGAAGCACGCACCTACCAGGCGCTGGAAATGGCACGCATCGCCAACATTCCGCCATACCTGGTCGGCGCGCCAAGCGGATCAGGCATGACCTACCAAAACGCGCTTCAGGCACGCCAAGACCTCTACCTTTTCGGCGCCAAGCCTTTCATCGACTGCATCGAGTCAACGCTGTCAATGAATAACGTGACACCACGCGGCCGATACATTTATCTCGACATTGATTACTACTTGGAGGAAGCAAACAATGTGCCGGAGTCGGAAAACGCTGCACCGACTCCGGCGCAACCCACGCCAGAACAAGAAATCGAGGACTAAATGCTCAAGCTCACAGCTTCCGATACGTTCATCGTTGCCGAGGAAGGCGAATCGCCCAGAACAATCTCGGGCGTCGCAGTGCCCTGGAATACCGAAGCCACAGTCTCGGATGGCACGCGCGTCATGTTCGAGCGCGGCAGCCTGCCGATTAGTGGCAAGAAACCCAAGCTGCTGAAATACCACGACGACACCCAGCCGGTCGGCATCGTTACCAGCCGCCTGGACACCGAAAAAGGGATGCTGTTCACGGCCAAAATCAGCGCCACGTCAGAAGGCAACGACATGATCGAGCTCATCAAAGATGGCGCAGTCGACGCAGTGTCAGTAGGCGTCAACCCGACCGATTACAGGTTCAACGACGATGGCGTAATGGTCATTTCGGCTGGCGACTGGGTAGAGTTGTCGCTAGTCACGGCACCAGCATTTCGCGGTGCTACGATTACAGAGGTTGCAGCGACCGAAGGCAAGTCAGACGAACAGGAGCTCCAACCAATGACCGACAAGATCGAAACCGCCGCAGCAGTCGCAGAAGTTCCTGCCGCTGCACCTGCCGCCCCAGTGTGGGCCGCTGCTAAGCGTGAATTCAAGCTGCCATCGGCTGCTGAATACATCAGCAAGATTGTGCGCGGCGGTGCCGAGGCACAGCAGTTCTTTGCAAACATCAAGGCCGCTGCGCCTGATGTTGTCACGACCGACACGCCTGGCATCTTGCCGGAGCCGATTGTCGGCCCGGTCTACAACAACTTCCGTGGCCTTCGCCCGGTTGTCGACGCCATCGGCGTCAAGGCCATGCCCGGTGGCGGCAAAGTGTTCCGTCGCCCCGAAGTGACCACGCACACCACAATCGGTGCCAGCAACGGCGAGAACGCCAACCTCGATCAGGGCACGTTTGTCGTTTCCAACAACAACGTCACCAAAGATGTTTATGGCGGCTACGTTCGCCTGTCCGAGGAGGACATGGACTGGACTGAGCCCGAAGTGCTTGGCCTGTTGCTTGATGACATGGCGCGCATCTACGCCAACGAAACCGACAACGTTGCCGCAGATGCGCTGGTCACCGGCGCAACGGAGACCACGGCTTTCCCAAGCCCGATGACCGATCCGTCAAACTGGGCGGCCTGGATGTACGACGCAGCCTCGGCCATCCTGAGCGGTTCGAACGGCAACCTTCCGACGCACCTGTTCTTGTCGCCAGACCAGTGGGCTGCGCTCGGCAAGCTCAGCGATGACGCCAACCGACCGCTGTTCCCGCAAGTCGGCCCGATGAACGCCTTTGGTGCGCTTCAGCCTGGCGGCACGACCGGCAACGCCTTCGGCCTCACCGTTGTCGTTGACCGCAACTTTGCCAGCGGCACCATCATCATTGGCGAACCCAGCGGTTTTGAAATCTTCGAACAGCAAAAGGGTGCAATCCAAGTCGAGGCCGCTGACGGTTCGCTGTCGCGCTACATCAAGTTCCGTGGCTACTTCGCCACCTTGATGATTGACGCGCAGAAGTTCCGCAAGGCCGTCTAATCCAGCTGATTCCTTCCTCCAGGGAACACTGAACGGTGGCGACGTACACGATCACCCATAAACAGGTGGTCAGTAATGTTGCCATCGTTCAGTTGCTGGAACCCCTTGAATTTGAGGTCGGTCAAAGCATCACCATTGCCGGCGTCAATGCGACATGGAACGGCAGCCACAAAATTCTTGCGTTGCCTGAGTATTACCTCACAGGCGTCACCGAGCAAGGCGACTACACCTACGACACGTCGCGCATCATGCCCAACCAGGTGCTGTTTGCGCTCACTACTGACGACGCAGAACGCGCGGCCGCCACAGGCACTGTCACCTACTCGGTTACGTGCACGTGGATTGTCCTGGGCGATTTAGAGGACTACCTCGGCTTCACATTTACTAGCCCAAGCGCCGACCTTGACGTTGCCAACATGGCAATCTCGGCCGCCAACGCTTTTGCTTTCCGTCGACGCCAAGAGGCCGGCTACTGGGATTCGCCCAGCACCGTGCCTGATGGTGCAGCCAAGCTTGGCACCGTGCAATACGCGGCAATCCTTTACCGTGAGCGCGGCAGCACCGAAGCCTTCGCCAGCTTTGATCCGTTGGCCACAGGCGGCCCGGTCACAGGCAACTACGGCCAAATACTGCGTCTACTTGGCTGCGGCAAACCACAGGTCGCCTGATGCCCGACACGCTGTTCAAAGAGGGCTACGACCAGCTCGTAACCAAACTCGGCACAATCACCGGGCTGACCGTGTTCAACGATCCGCGCAACATCAACGTACCGTGCGCAATCGTGGAAGCACCCAGCATCGAGATGGCCAGCAACGTCGTAGCCGACATGGAATTCCGTGTCGTAATCGTCGGCATGGGCACCGGCGACAACCGCACACTCAATCAGCTACTCAATCTGGCTGATTTGATTCGTGAAGCGGAAATCGGCCTCAATACAGCGCGCCCCACGACCGTCAGTTACGGTGGCGCCGACTATCCGGCCTACGAACTCGTAATACGCACCAAAGTCGCACCGTAGACCTACTAGACTGCCCACAAGGCTTGCAGCGGCCGCCAACCACAGGAGAACCGCTACATGGCCGTTGCAACCACCTACCTCGCATCCCCCACTTTCGGCATCGGTGTCAACCTTGCCGGCATCAAGGATTTGTCAGACCAGTGCAAGAGCGTGGTCATCACCAAGTCGCGTGAATCGCTTGACGCCTCCAGCTTCGGCTCAACGGCTCGCAACTACGTCGGCGGCCTCACCAACGTCACCGTCACCGCGACGCTGCTGATGGAATACAGCGCGACGCCAGGCACCTACGTCGACCTCACGGCCCTTGTCGGCACCAACGTCTACGTAGCGGTCAAACCGACCAGCGACGCCATCTCGACCACCAACCCAGAATTCCAGATCACTGGCGGCTACCTCGAATCGCTCGATGTCGTCAACGCCGCGCTCGGCGAGCTCTCGGAAGTGGAAATCACCATCACAGGTGGCACCCTCGTCGAAGACACAACGGCATGAAATTGACCATCCAGGTGTCGTTCAAGACACCGGCAGGACAACCAGTCAACGAAACGGTCACAACGACAATCGCAACTGCCGCAGCGTGGGAACGCAAGTTCAAGCGCCGCGCATCTGATCTCCAGGGCGGCATCGGTATCGATGACCTCATGTTCATGGCTTGGCACGTACTCCACGCCGAAAAGCGTGAAGGCCGCGACTATGACGCCTGGCTGCAATCGGTCGACGATTTCAGCGTCGTGGAGGTCGCCGGCGCAAACCCTACGGCAGCGGCAGCATCAGACGCCAGTTAGCTGAGCTGCTGTTGGCTACCGGCTACTGGCCCAACGGCATCGAGTTTGATGTAGAGGATTTGGCTACTGTGCTGCTGCTCGCTAAAAAGCAACAGGAGAAACGTCGTGGCCGTTAGTGCAAACATCCAGGTGTATGGCATCAAAGAGGCTTTGAAAGAGCTGAACAAGATTGATAAAAGTCTGCGCCGTGAGATTACGCGCGACTACAAAGAAATTGTGAAGTCCGTGATTGATGATGCAAAAGCGGCCGTGCCGGCTGCCGCGCCGTTGTCGGGCATGAATCGACGCTGGAAAACCAAGTCGGGCTATGAAATCATTGGTGACGGTGGCTGGTCACAAGCCATCGCGCAGAAGTTTCTCGTCGCCAAAATCAGCACACGTCGCGTCAAGGAGTACCAGGGCAACAAAGTCAATGTCGGCACGTTCAGGCTCGTATGGTCAGGTATCGCCAACCAGACGTTCGACATTGCTGGCCGCAAGTCCAGCAACCCACTTGCCAGGGCATTGTCTCAGCGCTGGGGATCGGCCTCGCGCGTTATGTGGCCTTCGTATGAGAAAAACAAATCGCAGGTCGATGATGAGATGCTTCGCTTGTGTGAGCGCGTAATGGATGAGGTGAACCGCAACCTGGTGACTGCACCAGTGAGCCGTTCGTAGGATGTAGCAATGGCCGTAAGTATTCCCATTGTCTCCGAGTTCGACTCAAAGGGCATCACAAAAGCCATCAACGAATTCAAGAGCCTAGAGGGCGCTGGCGCCAAAGCCCAATTCGCCCTCGGCAAAGCCGCGCTACCGGCAGCAGCCGCCATCGGTGGCTTGGCTGTCGTAATCGGTGACGCCACCAAAGCAGCCATTGAGGATGCCAAAGCACAAGCCCTATTGGCTAATGCGATTGAAAACAACACGCTGGCTGGGGAAGCAAACGTGCGTGCAGCCGAGGCCTACATAGAGGCCACCATGATGAGCGCAGCAGTCGCCGATGACGTGCTCAGGCCTGCCCTGGCGACGTTGGTGCAAACCACAGGCGATCTGCAATACAGCCAAGAGCTGCTTAATGCCTCGCTTGACATTTCGGCCGCTACCGGCACAGAGCTCAGCGCTGTTACCGACGCGGTAGCAAAGGCCTACGCAGGAAATACCAAAGCCCTCGGCAACCTGGTGCCCAGCGTGCGCGGCCTCATCAAAGACGGTGCGTCGCTCGATGAGATTATGCAGGCTCTCAACGCAACGGTCGGTGGCGCAGCAGTAGTCGCAGCCAACAGCGCCGAAGGCCGCATGAAACGCTTGTCGCTAACCATTGGCGAAACCAAAGAATCAATCGGCGCAGCCTTCCTGCCAATCCTTGAA